TCCTGCCCGCCCTTGCGCGGTCACCACACCCCAGCCTGTTGTAAAACCGGAACGCAACCCTCCATCGGTTGTGCTGGAAACTGGGGGTCAACATAAGGAATAGCCTTGAGGGGGTATTGTGGTGGGGATGATATTTTGTATTGACCCTCCATCTATTGGTATGATACTTATACTGATAGATGGAGAGACACACATGGGAGTTCAACGCGCACCTGGAACCAGACCGATCTTCGCAGGACCAGACTGGAAGTCTGATGCTGACATTGAAAACGACCGTCTCCGAGATGAGAACGAACGCCTCCGTAGTGAGAACGAGGCACTAAAGATCGAATCAAACCAAGTTCGGGCCGTTTTGAAGAACGCTTCTATTGAAGGGCCTACTCGCCGCCGACGAGAAAGTTAGAGGCCGACATGCAAGTTTGCTTCGTGCCCGTCATCTGGGAGCCAATGCTTAAAACATTCAGACCTACCGAGGTCAAAATCATGGTGGCATTGGGATTGTTGGCAGACGGTCGGTCCCGGAATATTGAATTTCGCACGGATGATCTGGTCAGGGTGTCTGGCATCGCCAGGTTGACCGCCCAGAAGTGTCTGAAGGCTCTACAAAGCCAGGGTGTTATAAAAATCCTGGCTATCCGTTCGGGGGCCGGTGGCACGACAACTGTAGACGTTAACCAATCATGGATTCACCTAGGGGGCCGATAATGGCAGACAAGGCCAGTCAGGACGCTCAGGTCAAACTCGCGCTCAAGTGGTTGAGCGATATTTCTTCCATCGGGAACAAGAACGCTTCCACCATCAACGCCATCCTCCAGTCCACTCTGGTCGAGAACGCCCGCATCCGGGGTGTCCTCATGGACCGACTCGCCCCGGCGCTGAAGGCCACTGACGACAAAATGATCAGTAAGGATAGCGTTCTGTTCGCCTTGATCCCGATCCGTGACCTCCTGGGGTATACCACCCCATACGTCGCTGCTGGTCTGGTTACCCCTCCGGTGAAGTGATGCCGAAGGACGAGGCTTATACCCCTGGTGGACTGGTTGGGATGCTGCCGATGACCCTCCGGGATTCGGTGTCCCGATACCTGGAAGAGAACGCTTGCATGGGCACAGGCGACCTCCGGCAGTCGGTGACCATCGAGGCACTACAGCGAACGGAGCAACAGGACTACTGGATCATCAACCGGAAGCGGCTATCCCGAAGCGAGGTCATGGAGCTGATCCTGGATATGGTAGCCACCGGCTATTCTATCCCAGCTCTGCTGGCGATCCCAGGGTTCCCCAAGAGCCGAACGGTCATGACCTGGATCAGCGAATATAAGGCATTCTCGGAACTGCTGGAGGTGGCCGAGAAGATGCGGGCTTCGATTCTGGCGGAACAGGCCATGGAGATTGTGGATGCCACCACCGACCCGAAGATGGCGTTTCGGGACAAAACCCGAGCCGACCTTCGGATGCGAATGGCAGAGGTGTTCCATTCCCGTAAGTACGGGAAGAAGGCACAGGTGGATGTCGTTCACCATGACGACCTGTCCTCCCCAGAGGTCTGGAGCCGGTTCAGTTCCATCCTGACTGTCCATGCCAAACTCATTGAGGAAAACACCGGGATCAAGATAACCCTCCCGGGGCAGGAGGCGGTGGTGATCGATGTGGAAGAAATGAAGATAGACGAGCAAGAAGCGATTGGGATGCAAGGCGATCACACTGACCCTGATGATTGGGGCGATATCAACTTCGAGGGGAATGATGAATAACGAACCGACCAACCCTATGATTTTGGAAGTCATCGAATCGGTTAAGCGGATCTTCGACCGCCTGGACCGGTTTGAACTTGAACAAGAAACGATAAAGGCCGAGATGGCCGTTCTTCGCAACCGAGTGGCCCGAAAGGTAGGTTAGTTTGGACCCGGAATTCCTGTCCCGTGAGATTCAGTCGGTGTTTTCCAATATGGAGATCCCGACTACCCCAAGAATCTTCTATCTTAACCGTTCGCAATACCTTAACTTAGGTGGTTCTGATGAGGGTTGGGATTCCCTCCCTGAAGGCGTCGGTAATCTGAAAATGCTTAGATCGTAGGGGGTAATATGCTGTTTGATGTGAAGTGTTTGGACTCCGACTGTGGGAACACGGACGAGATTCTGGCCCCCTTCTACATGAGGGACGAACCCTACGAATGCTCCAAGTGCGGTGGGCCGGCCAAGCGGGTTAAGATATACCGGACATGGTTCACCGTCGATAATCCGATCATATTGAGGGACTAACCTTGTCCAGGATCACCTAACCTAACTGGAGTATATATCAATGGCAAGGCATGATGAGCTTTCTGGGATCGCACGGGGCCTTGATCTAGCTAATATCGCACTCCAGAACGAGGCCGAGAACGCTTTCCTGACCCATTTGGTGGCCAAGGCTCCCTATGAACCCCAGCGAGTGGTGCAACTCCTGGAAACGGATCAAGGCCCTATTTGGGGCTAACCAGTCGGGTAAATGTCTCCGGTATGGGTCAGAAGTCCTCATGGCTGACGGGACGATCACCGAGATTCAGCATATTGTGGTCGGTGAATACGTCACAGCCTACGATTTTGGGACCGGGAAGTTCGTTCCTGCCCGAGTGAGTGACACTTTTGATAACCCGGCACTCATGGTCCATCGTTTCAGCCACCCTTTTGGGATTTTGGAGTGTACCAAGAGCCATCGGGTGTGCATTATGACCGAGAAGGGGACCGCTGACATGAGCCGAGTGGTTCGTGCCTGTCGTAAGGGGTCGCCCGTGGTCGTCCGTGACTCCCAGGGGGCACCGACCCTGGCCAAACTGACCTACGAAGGGCCGATCCTCGAAGAACCGACCTACGACATCCAGATTGACCACCCCGACCATGCCTTCGTCTGCAACAATGTGGTCGTTTCCAACAGCCATACGGCAGCTTACAACCTCGCATGGGATGCAACCGGGCTTTACCCAGACTGGTATCAGGGTCCGAAGACGGCGAGAGGGATCAACGCCTGGATTATCGGTGACACGACCGAAAATACCCGTGAAGCTTGCCAGAAAAAGCTATTTGGACCTGACGCTACCCGTCCAGGGTGGACCGACCAGCCTGGGAAGGAAGCCCTGATCAACTCAAAATATATCATTGGCCGGCCTTCCATGAAGTCTGTATCAGGAGCCATCGACACGATCAAGGTCAAGCATGTCCCGAGTGATACGACCAGTATCTTGAGTTTCAAGAGTCACCAAATGGACACCCAGTCTCTTGCCTCTTGGGCTGGTGATCGGGTCTGGATCGACGAGGAAGCGCCCAAAGAGATCATCGACGAAATGATCGCCCGTGTGTCCACGACCAAGGGTTTCATCTACGTCACCCTATGCCCGATCAAGGGCCTGACCCCGCTGGTGAAGTTCCTTCAGGACAGTTCGGAAGGACCGGATGTGTTCCTGACCCGGTTGACCTATGACAATATCGGTCACCTTGATCCCGAAGTGAAGGCGGCCAACCTGAGACTGTGGGCCAGTGACCCGGCCATGATGGCGGCCCGGTCCCAGGGGCTTGCGGTCAGCAACACGGGGTTGATCTTCCCCTTCCCGACCAAGGACATCCTCTATGACCCTGCCGACTTCCGCATTTCCCCTCGGTGGAAGTATCTTGGTGGACTAGACGTGGGTTGGCGGCATCCTACCGCTGCGGTTGCTGCGGCATGGGATCCTCAATCGGACGTTATTTTCGTATATGCCAGTTATGAACAGGCTGAGGCGGAATACTTCTACCACCATGCCAAGTTGCAGAAGTGGGGACCATCCATGACGTTTATGATTGACCCCGCATCCGACCAGGTGAATCAGGGCGACGGCACCAAGATCCTGGAGAAGTATTGGAAATTGGCCCATGGCGAGAATTATTTAGACATTGACGAAGATAAAAGAAAATATATCAAAGCCAACAATTCATTCCATATTGGGATGGACGAGATGTGGCACCGGTTCAACTCCCGTAGGCTTTTGATCCGTAAGGATTTGCGTGATCTTATTGGCCAATATGGTAGTTACGAGTGGAACAAGGATGGTGACTACCCCAAGCGGGAGACTCCGACTGTCCGGTATGACATCATCACGGCCATGCGCTACATGACCCTCGGAATAGAGGAACACGCCCACCGTTTGGATGATATTGCCCCATGGATGGAAATGGACGACTGGGGTGCCCGCCCTGAAGTGCCCAATTGGAATCCTTATCGCGCTGGTCGAGATATCCAGGAATAAAAACTTATAGCGCATGGGTGCCCAAGTTGTTCTATCCTCTTAGGAGAGGTTATTATATAACCTCTCTTGGGGGTTCTTAATGGTTGGGGAATCGCAGGGACTTTCATCCATGGCACCAGCGATGCTCCCGTCTCGCGGCCCTGGTGTTGGTGAGGTCACAGCGCCGATGTATGGGCCTAACAGCACCCCACCTGGTGGAGAACCCATTGGTGAAGAAGTTTTCAAAGACGATGTTGAACTTGATGCGGTCAAGAGGCTGATCGGTCAGTTTAAGAACGAGTTGGACCTTTCTGATTTTGCGCGGCTGACCAAAGAACGCGCATGGATCAAGGTTGAGAAGTATTTGCAAGGGAAGGACGTTAACCCGCCCCCCCC